TTTGAAATTCATGAAGTGAGCGCGGAACCAGTTGCGGGCGTTGAAGAAGTCCTCGGTGATGAGGCGGCGTCCTGCGCCGTTGCCGGCTCCTGGACCCCACGAGTCATCGATGAGGATCGCCTTCTTGCCCCACAATTCCGGATTCTTCGGCGCGTTCTTTTTGCCGATGAGTGTGAAGTCGCATCCGGCGACGGAGTGCCGGCATGTGTTCGCTCCGGAGAGATCGAGATTCGATTCCTTCACGACAGGGATCGAGGTCCATTCCGGATAGGTGAAATAGAACCAAAGCATCACGGCCTTCTGCGTGGTCTGAATGATCGAGGCGATCGTGTCGATGTTTTTGTCGACGACTGTGAGGTAGTTGCCGATCTTGAAGGCCTCGCCGATCTTTGCCTCGAAGTCGTTGACCTGGATCGCGTCCATCTTCGCGTCGTTCATTTTCTGATCGGCCGCGAATGCCGCGAGTGTGGTCCCTTTCTGCATGATCTTGAAGACATCGTCTCCGTTCATGCCGCCGGAAGGTTTATTGAATCGGCGTTGATAGATGTGAGAGGCCGAGAGTTCGACCCACACGCCGGTCTTCACTTGCACATAGACTCCGAGCATCTTCTTGCCGGTTTGCGCGACACAGGATCCGGATCCGTCTTGATCGAAAATAGGGAATTGACGCATCTCATCCCATGACTTCTCCTTCCAGTCGACCGGAGCGGCCGACGCGACGATTTCCTCGAAGGTGTAGTCCTTCGCTTTTTCCTCTGCGGGACGCTCGTCGATCAATGCGCCCTGGTATGTAGATTCTTCGTTCATAAAATTATTATATTACTTTTTAGATTTCCGGCCGAGTGCGACTTTCACACGGCCCTTTTTCGTGGCGATCGCGAGAGCATCTTTCGACTTCAAGAAGACAGTCGAGATCGCGCCGGCTAGCGTCTCCATCTCATCATCCGCGCCGTGCTTTTCGAGCGTCATCGTTTCGATGCGCTTGTCGTCGGCTATTCGGATTTTGACCTGGATCGTTTTCATGGCTACTTTGCAAAATTGAGAATGAATTGCAGGAAGGCGAGGATCCCCATCCCGATATACATATTCCGCTCGATGCGGCGCATTCGTGCCTCGTGATCGTCGTTGATTTTCTCGAACGCCTTTTTCACTTCGGCCGCATCCTCCTTTGACTGGCGAGTTGCGATCGACGCGCAGATCTCGTCGTGTTCTTTCTGTCCCTGCGCGAGTGCCGCGATCGCTTCCTCCTTGTCGTACTTCGTGGCTTCCAGGACCGCGAGGCGTTGCGTGTTGTCGTCCTTGATCGAGGCAATATCGCGGGCCATGTGGCGCATCGTCGTATGGACCACGATCAAAAGATCGTGATCCGAAACATTCTGCGGGAGATCGTGTTGCATGTCTTCGTTCATGGCTTCTTCGTTATACATTACGCTTTCCGATCTGGACCTCCTTCACAGTTCCGGTCCCGCCGTTGTCGCCCGCGGAAGGAGAGAAGTTCGACCCTCCGGCCGTCTGCGTTCCGGCCGCGCCTCCTGTACCGCCGGCCGCGCTTGTCGTTCCGGAATAGGTCTTGAAGGCATAGATGACGATGATGAATCCGCCGCCTCCGCCTCCGCCTCCAGATCCGCCGCCTCCGCGGTTCGATGAAGTTCGGTTGACGCCTGGACCGCCGTTTCCGCCGAGCGCATTGATCGCGCCGTTGCCGGCCCAGGTCTTGCAAGCGATGAAGATCACTCCTCCGCCCGCGCCTCCGCCGCCTCCGCCCGCGCCGACTGCGTATCCTGCATCGGTATAGCCGTGGCCTCCGCCTCCGCCCGCGCCTCCTGCGCCTCCGGAGAATGGAATGAGGACTCGCTTGTCGGAGTCGTATTGATGGGTGTGTGCCGTACCCGCCGAAGCCGCGCCGGTCGTTTGAGTCTGTACCATCGCGGCGTAGGTCGTGATGTTTAGATCGAGGCCGGTGATGAGAAGGAATCGACTCGTGCCGAAACGCATGTTCGGAGCCGTCGGAGTCGGTCCGGTGGCCGCATTGTTCGATGTGTCATTTCGGCCGCCGCCGCGGTATGTGTTGCCGCCCTTGCCGCCGAGAGAGTTTGTCGGTGTGCCGGTCGTGCCTCCGGTTTGTCCGTCGTTTCCGGAAGATCCGCCGTTTCCGCCGTTTCCTCCTGCATAGTGCTTGAAGAATCCGGAAGGGACTGCCGTTCCGCCGGCGACGCCGGTTTGAGTGTCGTTTGCGGCCGATCCTGCGGATCCGCCGTTTGCTTCGATCGTTCCGTTGTTCGTGAGCGTGCCTTGCACATAGATTCGATAGCCGGCCGGACGGAGTGTGATGCCGTTGTTGATCGTGAGCGCGGTGCAGTACACATCGCGCGTCATCGTGTAGATGTTCGATGAAGGTGCGCCGAAGCCCGCGGAAGAATAGTCCGTCGAGCCGTTGAGCGTGATCGATCCATCATTTCCGTCGCCGAAGCCATCGAATAGGAAGGTGTCGGAGAGAAGGCCGTCGGAATTCGTCTTCGTGCCTTTGCCGGCATCCGCGGATCCGGTCGAGACATCGATCAAAGAGATCCCCGCGCCGAGAGGACGAGAGTCGCGATAGATATAGCCCTTGCCGGTCGCGTCATTGTTCACGATCTGCGTCATGCCGACCTTGCAGTAGATCTCCGCGAGGACTGTCTTGTCCGACGGATATGCAGGAGCGGAAGGGGATGCGTTTTCGGATCCGGCCACGACGGAGATCACTCCGGAGGAGTTGATCGCGATGAGATCGATGCGCGGATTCGCCGCGGGAGCCGAGATCGTCGGCGAGTTGCCTCCTGCGTATTTGACGATCGTTCCATCGACAATAGCAACGCCGGCCGCGATCTTCACTGTGAGGCCTGGCGTATCTTGCGCGGAAACTTTGAGGCCTTGATCATTGAGGCCTTCTGCGGTGATTTCTTCTCCTTTGTTCCAATTTTTTGACATATAAAAATTTTACTCGTTATTGACGAAAGTGTCCTCGTAGTCGATGGTGAGCGACTGCGTATCGAGTTTCGTGAGATCAATGAGTGATCGATCCCATAGCGTGCCGTCGTCCGCGACCATCGGATCGGCGTTCATAAATAGTCCCATCTCCGCGTGAGTGCCGTTTCCTTCCGATAGAGCATAGAAAGCGGTATAGAAGGCCGACGCTCCGCTGTACGATTTCGATGAGAGGAGTTTTCGCTCCGTCTCATTCCCGAGTGCTGTGTCTCCGTCGGCCGGCGTGGTATCGTCGTCTCCGAAAGCGTGGACCATCACCTCCATTTCATCCGGAGAGACTCCATTCCCGGAGAGGAATTTCGTGAGGACCGCGAAGCCGACTGTCGGAGTGATGTTCTTGAAGGGGACCATCTCCGCGACAATGCCCTCCGGAGCGGAAGCGAGGAGGGTTGTGCGGGTCCGGTAGTTGAATTTCTCGACGAATTCCTCGATGGTGAGTCCGATCGAGGAGAGCCATGAAAGAAGGGCCTCGTGATTATAGGTCCGCGCGAGGCCGATCACGACTCTCGGTTTCTTCTCCTGTTTCAAAATGTTGATGTCTTTGCTCATAGTTTTACAAAAGGGCCGGCGCCGCGTGGATCCGTGGATCCTTGCGATAGCCGGCCCGTAGGCGCGTTTTGAGTTGTGCTTTTATTTTAGCACAAAGAGATCCTATTCCGGAAGGAGACAAGTGCGGTCTGTGAATGCGACGCGCTTTCGATCGGAGAGGGAAGTCGGCACATACGGCCCGGCGACCCATATCGGCGGATCGTTGAAGTAGGTGAGAATCTCCCGGCCGACTCCGAGTTCCCGCTCGACACGCTCCGCGACGCCGATCACGGCGTTCTGCGGAGATTCCTTGCGACGACCACGAATGATCTCCGCGAGGAGGTCGATGAGTTCGTATGTCTTCACGGAGACGATCTCGATCTTCCATAGCATCTTCTCCGGAGAGTGATATTCCCCGGAGACGCGCTGAATGACGAATGACTCGTTGAGATTTCTGATCGTCGAAGTGAGCGTGATCTTCTGTCCCGGCTTCAAGCCCGACTCGTATGTCGAGAAGGCGCCTTCCCGGACGCTTCGAGAGAATGCGGAGATCTCGGCCGCGGCGCGACTGATCGCGTCCGACCGGGACTTGATCGTGTTGTCTTGAATGAAAAATTGTCGCTCCCCATAGAGAGAGATCGATCCGGATTCTCGAAAGCGCACAAGGATCGGGAAGTAGTATTGACCGCCGGCCACGATCTGCACGCCATCGCCCGGAGGTGAATTCGGGTCGAAGTAGATCGTGCGAAGGTTGAAGTCATAGAGGACATCGTGCGTCGCGAAGGTGTTGATGTTCGCGATGCCGACTGAAAGGACCGAGGAATCCTCCGAGACGGAGATGTCGGTATATTCGCGAGAGAGGACGAAGGTGTGTTGCTGTCCGTCGCCGATGAAGGTGTCGAATTCCTCCGCGGTTGACTTCTCCTTTCCTCCCTCGACGAGGATCGAGTTTCGGATCTGTGTATAGTCCTTCGAGATCTCGATCGACTCGAATATCGCCTTGCCGTTTGAATCGGTGAGGTTGAAGGGAGCGGCCTCCGAAAGTTTCGAGAAGAAGTGAATATCCCCTTCCTCGTCGACATACCATTCTTTGCCGAAAAGATCCGCGATCTGTTGAATCGCCTCGGATGGCGGGACATTGTTGAAGACGATCGAAGTGATCACGGCCGAAGGATCGTCCTCCACATTGTCGGTCGTGATACCGGGTCCGGAGAAGTCGTCGACGATCGTCTCGATGATGTCGTGCGCCGTCTCATTCTCGAAGGACACATTCACGAGTTTATAGTCGAGACGATGGACCTTGTTTTTGAGTTCGCATTCATAGATCACGACCGGGCCTTGCTCGACGCGCTGTGCGACGCGCACGATGAAACCGCCGAAGACTACATCTTCGCCGTCATAGATACGGACCTCATCTTCGCCGTCCGGGACATACTTCGAGCCGTATGCGTTGACTTCGAGCCGGCCGGTTGAGGCCTCCTTCGTTGTCCCGAGCGATAGGGAATAGGATCGGATCTGATCGGTCCGATCGACGAAGTCCATTTCGCCGAGTTTTTTGATTTCGATCGTGATCATAGGTTGCTATACTCGCACATTCGCCTTCAAGTAGCGGACCATCTCGTCTCCGATCTTTCGAGCCGCATCACGATCGAGAAGCGTGTTCCCGGTGATGTAGAGGTTGATCGTGCTTCCTCCGAATCGACCATTCGGAGCGATGGCGCCGGACTGTCCCGGCATGAATAGTTCGGGACCATTCTCTCCCACGAGGTACGGCGTGCCGGCAAGTACCGGACCGCCGATCGCCTTTCCGGTGATCGAAGATCCTCGTGAGATGATGCTTTTCACGAGAGAAGAAACCTTCCCGGCTCCGGACTTGATCGCGCCTCCGGCGAGTTCGAGGGCGCGTTCCGCTAGGTCGATCACCTTTTGAATCGGTGAGATGAGAGACTCCATCGCGGATCTGATTCCTTCGACGATGCTATCGAACACACTCGCGATCGCTTCCCATATCGAGACGAAAACCTCCTTCACGGCGGTCCACATCCCGGTCCACATTTCGAGGAGTGATTCGCTCCATCCGGTGAATGTCGCTTTGATCACGGCGAAGGCCTCGCCGAATGCTCCCTTGATCGCTTCCCATATCTCCACGGCCCGGGTCCACATCGCGACGAGCGCGGTGTCCCATCCGGGGACGAGGAAGTCGAGAAGGGTCGCCCACAAGCCGATCACGAAGTTGACATATCCCCAAAAAGCGACCTTGATTCCCTCCCATACGGCGGAGAAGATCTCGGCGATCCTTTGCATCGCTCCGGCGATCGTTTCCTTGATGCCTTCCCATACAGTCGAAGCGAAAGCCGCGATCGTCTCCCAATTTTTATATATAGCGACTCCCGCGGCCACGAGTGCGGCGATGGCGAGGATGATGAGTCCGACCGGACCGAGCATGATCGTGAATGCGGTCCCGAGGAAGCCGGCGGCGGTCGCAAGCATTCCGAATCCGGTGATGATAGCCGGAAGGATGAGTCCGATCGTGCCGGCCACGGCCACGAGCGCAAAAAGCCCGGCCGATACCGCGATGATCGTCGTCGTGAGTTTAGGGTTCGCCTGTACCCATTCCGTGATCTTGTTGAGGACCGGCGTCATGGCCTCGGTGAGTTTGATGACTGTCGGGAGGAATGCTTTTCCGATTTCTTCTTGCATCTTGCCGAAGGCCATCGTCGCGCCTTTGATGCCTCCTTCGGTCGTGCCGCGCATCGTTTCATTGAGTCCCTCGTATGTTGAATCGAGGATCCCGGCGAGTGCGATCACCTTCTCCTGCTCCGTTCCGTTTTTGAGGATCGCTTCCGTTGCCTCATCGAAGACGAAGCCCTGTTTCGAGAGCGCTCCGACTTGTCCTTGAAGGACCTTTCCGAGGCCGTTTGCGAGGCCGATCATGTCGTCCGTGGTCGCGTTGACGCCCTTCTCGGCGACGACCATATTGAGGAATGAGGGGATGAGTTTTTGAATCGAGTCGGCTTGCAAGTCGAAAGTCGCAAGCGTACCCTGCGCCGCGTTGATAGCATCCGCGGAAACGACGCCCACTTGTTCGAGGGCGTCTGCTTGCTGAATGAGCGATTCGATCTGCTCGTCGCTTGCTCCGGTTGCGGTCCTCATGATCTGCGCGAGTCTCGCCTGTTGCGTCTCGGCTTCCATCGCCGCCTTTACGGAAAGGCCGACTGCGCCTGTGATAGCGGCGAAGCCGGCCGTGCCGATAACCGCCATTTTTTGAAAAGCGGGTTGCATCGCCTCGACCTTCCCTTTGAAGTTGTCGAGCGAGGTTTGTACCTTCTGCATTCCCGGCGACACGCGGTCTTCGAGATCGAGGAGGAATTGTAGTCGTGCTTCGGCCATAGGTTTATTTTACACCCGACGAAGAATTCTTCCGAGCGATGAATGCGTGATATTCGCCTTCTTCACGAAGACGGATTCCCGCAATTTCGAGAAACCATCGAGGGGACTCGGCGAGATCGCTATACCCGATTCCGAGATACTTCGCTATTTCAAGCATCTGCATCTTCGGGTCGAGTTGGCCGACGGCCTTCCCCTCGAATAGCCGGCGATAGGTCCCGCCTATGCTTTTCCCTCGTCTGGTGAGAGGCCGGCCGCCGATGCCTCGACTGCCTTCATGACGAAAGCATAGTCCGGACCGCGGAGCGCACGAAGCGCGTTCCATCGTTCGCCCGGTTCCTTTGCTTCGCCGATAGAGACGATCATGATGTCCGCGAGTTTGCGGAGGCGCTTTTGATAGGCGCTTTCCGCGTTCATGTTGATCTCGCCGGATCGTCCGTCGACCGACTTGATGCCGGATCCGACTGCGATTCCTTCAAGGTCCATCATCTCGCCTCCTGTCATGTAGGAGTAGATCACGACCGGAGTCTTTGAGACTGGCGTCTCGATGGTGAGAGTTTCTCGTTCACTCATAGGATTCTATTGACTAGGATCCGCTTTCCTCCGCCTCATACTCTGCGAGTGTGTTGCGAAGTACCGGACGGATGCCGTAGCCCTCGGTTTCTGAATAATGCACGACGAAGTCGACCGCTTCTCGCATGATGTCGTCGATAGGACGATTCGGAGTCCACTTCTCGATCGATACCCTCGGGAAGGTGAGAGTGATCTTCGGATGCGTAGATGCTCCGATGGTGATGTCTGCTCGTTCGAGCGTGAGTTGCATCGCGAAGTAGTCGCCATCGTCGAAGGCGTCGTGGAGATCCTCGTTTTGATAGTCGAGTTCGACCGAGAATTTCGGTTCGAGCGTCGTCGCGAGGACATTCCCCGGGTTGAGTTCGGACACATTCTGATCCGGACGAGCGCCGTTCGGCACATCCACCTTCAAGGACTTCACCTTGATCGGAGTCGCCGCGCCGAGTCCCGCGACATTCGCCGCGAGTTTGATCGAAGCGTCTTGATGGCGGAAGAAGTAGTCGGCCGCAAGGGGATCGGGATCCGCATAGTCGGCGACGGCTTCCTCGGTTGCCGCGATGAATGAGGCGTTCGCCTTCACAAGATCATTCGGCACGATCTCGATTCCGATCATCGAACACATCGCCTTCAAAAAGCGATAGGACTGTCCGGCCGGCTGATTCAAGCCGATCGTGAGAGTCGGATGCTCCGGATCGTTAGGAAGCACGGAGAAGGTGTGATCATAAACGCCCGACTGTCCGACGACTGCCTGTGAGGACACACTTCCGAGAAGCGACTTCAAGAGATACCCGAAGGAGATCGCCCGAAGGTTGAATTCAAGATCTCCCTCGACCCGCTTCATCACGGCCTCGGAAGAATGAGACGCGAATTTTGATCCGCGCGTCTCGCGGATGTTGACTTTGTCGATTACTGGTGCGATGCCGGAAGGTGTACGGCCCGGGATCCACGCTTGCGGCGCGAC